CCCCTTTGAATCACAAACATTAACTTTAAATAATAATTCTCAAAGAACAATAACGCTTGTTTCTCAAGCAGTTCAACAGATTTTTACTGATAGTGGAACCAGTGATATGTTATTTAATAATCAAAAGGCATCTAGTGAAGCATTGAAGAAATCAATAATAGTAGATGCTATGATGGCTTTAAATATGATAATTCCTATGTTCGACAACTATATTACTTATGAGTTAAAAAGCATAAAAGGTTCAATTAGATATAAGTGTAGAATTTTGGATACTACTCATTTTGATAAAGACGAAAAACATAAAACCGCAAAAGATGATTTGAGTATAGGTGGTTCAAGAACTTACTTCTTTGCAACTGGAGGATTTTCTCCATTAGAAATGATTAATACATTAAAATCTGAGCAAATGTTAGATATAGATTCTTTAATGGTAATCAAGCAAGATTCTCACACAATATCAAGCAAAGATACAGGTAGACCAACAAATGAAGAAGTAGGAAATCCAACTTCTGAAATAACAGAACAAGTTGAAGATTTAGGTAATTAGGGAAAGGTGGTGAGTGGATGAATAAAGAAAATTTAAAATATATTCCTGCTATGTTTCAGAAAGTTGAAGAATTTTCATCAGAACAAATAGATACTAGATTTTTAAAAGTTAAAATTTGGCTTATGCATTTAGGTTTAAATTTGAATGGTTCTTATTTTTCAAAAGAAGCCGTACAACAAGCAATTCCTTCTTTACAAAATACCCCTATATTGTGTTTTATAGAACAAAAGGAAGATGGAGAAAAAGATTTTTCTGACCATAGAATGGTTTTAGTTAGGGAAGATGGAGAGTTTAAATTTAAATATTTAGGGTCAGCGATTGGAAC